GGGAGCGGACGTTTTCTCTGCCTCATTATTACCAAATTTAGCTGGAAAGTCAACTTTCATTCTTCGATCTATCTCTTGATAGTATTCATCAGAAGTAGTGTCATATCCTTCACTTTCTAAATCCTTATGATGCTCAATGGCTGTATTAGTCATTGCTCTGTTAGCACCAAACCATGTATTTTTAGATGCCCATTGCTCTGCTTTAGGGTCGGGCATTGGTGTATTCATGGGTTGAGGTTGCTGAACAGCTGCAACTGGTTCTTCAGTTTTAGCTTGTTCTCTACTTTGTTTTGCTTGTTTGATCCTAGCATTTTCAAAAGATAGTTCTGCTATTCTTTTGTTGGCAGCTATTTGACCTTTAGCATCAGACGATTCAATAGCAGAAGCAAGTTCTCTTTCTGCAGCTTCTAACCCAGCATTAATATTTTTTTCAAATCTATCTAGGTTATCTGAATCTGTTTTTTTGAAACGAGACTCTGCCTCTTTTCTTTTTTCTTCAACAGCTTTTGCATACTCAAGAGCAGCTTGTTCTCTTCGTTCTGCTTCTCTCATTTTACGAGTTAGTTTAGCAATTCTAGATTGTACTCCTTTGCTATACTCCTCTAACTTATCGTCTTCTTTTACTTGTTCTTGTTTCTTTGTTTCTGGTTCTTGATCTTTTTGAACATCCAACTGCTCATCAGATTTCTCAGATGTGTCAATGGGCTCATTATTGTTTTCAGTGTTTTCATTTGTTACCTCTATCTCATTTTCTTTTTTTTCCTCCTGCAGACTTATTTCTGCACCAGGACCTGATGTATCAATGTCAACTGTTTTTTCTTCTGGCATAGTTATCTCCTTCCTATGTTAAAACTCATGCAAGATGTCCTCTGGACTATCAATTGTTGCTAACACTTCATCGTCGTTTAGCAGACGCATTTCCCCGCCTTCTATTTTAATTCGACTACCTGCATATCTTGCAAACATAATCCAATCATTTACTTTGCACCACGGACCTTCAGGATACCTCTCCTTATCCTTATAACATTGAGGACCCATGGCCATAACTAAACCTACTTGTGAAGCAACTTGTTGTCGCTCTAAAGTATCTTCAGCTAATATTACTCCACCTTTAGTTTTCTCTTTCATCTTAAAAGGTAAAACTAACATTCTCCAACCTGTTGGTTTGGGTAATTTTGGTTCTTCTTTTTTTGATTTTTTTACACCAACAAGTTTATTGTTTGGTGTTAATATCGATGACTGTTCCTTTTCCATTTTGCTCCTTATCTTCTAGCAGGTTAGAGAGTTCCTGTAGTGTTGCCTCTAGGGCAGCTATTTGTCCTACTATATATCTATATTTTTCCATACTGTCAATACTTCCTGACGTTACAGATATAGATAATGCGTCGGTTCTTGCTTTTATAAATTTAATTAATTGTGTTATTACTGTTTCTAATTGCATTAGTCTATTTCCTTTCTAACTATATGTTTTCTTAAAGCTCTAACTAATTCTTCTATCTTATCTATTACAGAAATTAAACCCTTATCTGTAATATATTTAGAGTTTTCTTTAAGTTTATCATATTCTTTTAATGAAATTTGAACCATAGGCGACGGTGCTTCTGACTCATTTTCCCAAGTTTTATCCACGTCTTTTTCTGATTGCATCTTTACCTTTCTTAAAAATTGCAGCAACTTGATTTTTACCCATAACCTTGGCGCGCTGTTCACCAACAGTTAAAATTTGAATTTTCCTAGCAAAAGGTTTACTGATACGTTTTACTTTTGCAACAGTTGCTCTTGCGTCTGTTGGTGTTGCAAATTTTATTCTAACTGTGTCTTTAGGGTTTTCGTCTGTATAAAGTCTTCTACCAGATCCTTTTGGTTTTTTACCTGTTCCGACTTTTGGATCTGCCATAAGATTTCATTTCCTTAATATGTTTTTTAATTATTTTTGATTGTTTTTTATGTAACTTAGAAGCTTTACCTAAAGCCTTTGCTACTTTATTTAGTTTTTTTACCATTTAACATTTCCATCTTCTACGAGCCTGTCTTAGTCTTGAATTAGGATCTCTTGCAGCTTTAGGAAACTTTTTCATTTGGCCTGCGCTTCTTGCACAGAATGATTTACGTCGTTTAGCAGCTTTAGATCCTGGTTTGACTTTTCCAGTGACCGCTGTTTTTAGTTTAGAGCCAGGATTTAATCTTCTATAGGCTTTGACCCCAGCTTTAGTCATGCCTGCTCCAGACTTTGTAGGTCTAAAGTTCTTTTTATTTCTAGGTGGCATACCACCTTTTGCTAATTGTGCTCTTACTTCAAAATCTGTTCTCAAACCATTCCTCCAAATCCCATTTTTTTTCTTTTAGAAAATGTTGCAACGTTAGTTGGTTTACCGCCAACACCTTGAGCTACTGATCTTTTTCTTGAAACTGCTGATCGTCTTTGACCTTCTGACATACGTCTTGCTTTTGCAAGTGGGACGCATTTTGGATACTTACGTTTTGCATCTGCTTTCTGTTTTGATCTTCCACATTTTGAAAAAGATCCATCTTTTTTTTTACTTCCTATGTCTACCCATTTTTGAGCAAACCATTTATCAAGACCATTTTTTGCCATAGCATTACGAATTCTTTCCGATAGCGTCTCTATTCATTCCTCTAAGGCAGACACCACCACCTTTTCTATAACCTTGTCTTCTTAATCTTTGAGTAGCTTCCATTAATCCGCCACCTTTCATTCCTAATTCTTTTCTAAGATCTTCTAATCTTTTTTTCTTTTTATCTTCATTTGATATAAATTTTTTTAAAGGTTGTTTCTTTTGATTTTCTTTTACGTCTTTAGTAATTTTACCACCAGCTGCAGCAGGTTTACGTCCTTTAAAATCTTTTCTCTTCACACCAGATGGATCTTTAATTTTACCTGCACAAATTTTAGAAGCATATGCATTAGCATATGCGCTGGGATATACTCGAAATTTTCTTTTTGCTGCGGCTTTACCTCTTGGACAAAGTTTAGTCATTATCTTTTCCTCGCTGTTTGTGCAGCTCTTCTAAAGTTTGCTGCAGTTGGTGCACCCTTTGCACCTTTCTTTTTCATTTTACCGCCACGTTTTCTTTTAGCGTGAATGTTTGCGTACAAACCTTTTCCCGCCATTATTTTTTTACCTTGCCACCTTTTTTCATGTAGCCCATTTTGTTTCTTACTTCAGTGGGTAATTTTTTTAAACCTTTTTGAGATGGTTTAACTGGTTTTAAAGCTTTACCACCTTCTTTCATCATAGGTCTTTGCATCATCATGCCGCCACCCATTTTTTTAGTTCTTCCACCCATCTTATATCCTTTAGGTGTTACTTGTTTGTTGAATCTATTGTTTGCCATTTTTATTTCCTCCGTTTCTAAAAATTTGCGTTCCCTTTATACCATATATGCTCGCAACCACAAGGATCCACAGGTTTGTGAACCATGACGGGAGCTGCGAAAACATCTCGAAAAACAATTTTACTTTGTCCATAGCAGTTGGGTCATCCGATATAACTGCCCAAGCCAAAATTACCACGGGCAAACTTAAAATTATTAAAACTGCCTCGTCTTTCCAATCTGATTGTCTAGCCTCAAGAAGTTTTCCCTGGTAAGCTTCCTTACCTTCGGCCATACGAGAAGCATGCATGAGTTGTGCCTCAGACATTGCCATCTTCGTCTTCTGCTTATTAGCGTAAATTTTACTTCCTGCAGAGACGGCTAATTTAATCGCCGATAACCACATAATTAGTACGCTTTAGAGTTTCTTCTTTTTTCTGGTAACATTCTTTTCTGACCGCCAACCGGCATTTCAGGTTTTCCTGTACCAATATAGTTAAAAGCTTTGTCAGCAGTTGTTTTAGATCTAGGATCTATCTCAACACTTTGATCTGCAACTTTAACTTCTTTGATTTTGTCTAGTTTTTGCATTTATGCTCCTTTTTTGACTCCTTTTATAACACCTTTGTTCTTAGATGCATAGAATATCTTTTCGCCCCTCTTTTTACCGTACTGTTTCTTCATAGATTTCATGATTTTTTTGCCTTTTTTGTTTAATGGCATTAATCATCCTCCATCATGACTTGAGCTTGTTGTATTCCTGACTTAGCGAGGCTAACTCCAGCTCTTAATTTTGATAAATCTTCATTTTGCTCTAGCTTATCCTCAAAATTTTCACGTTGTTGCATTAATCTTGCTCTTGCAAGTTCAATTTGTGCTTGATCGTTGTCTTTTTTACGTTCATTTTCCATAGCACGTAGGTCAACTTCTCTAGATTTTAGTTTTAACAACGGATCAGAGTCAAATTGTGATGTAATTTTCTTCTCTTCCTTCATAAAATCTTCTGTCATCTCTGCAACCAACACTGCTTTTCTAGCTTCTATGGTTTGAGAGATTTGTTGTAGCTGTTGTGCAGCGTTAGGATCCGTTGCAGCTTGTTGTTGTAACATTTGTAACTGCATTAGTTGCTCTCTAAACTCTAATTGTACTTGTTCTTGTGCCATTAGACTAATGTGTTCTAAAATATTTTTTTGTATTGCTGCCATAATCGCAGGATTATTTCTAACCATGTTAGTTGACATAAAATTTAAGTGAGCAGTAACGTGTGCTCTATGATCTTGACCAGGAAATGCTTGGAAAGGTTTGCCACCTAAAGCATTTATATGTTCAACACTTGGATCCATAGGTTGCATCGGTGCAGGGGGTGGTAATATTTGATCTATATTTTTAACACCGATTGCTTCGTACATTTTTCTGTAAGCAGAATATAAATTATGTATTTGTGGATTAGATTGTGCAAGTTGTAATTCTGTTTGTGCCATAGATATTCTTTGTGCCATAGAAAATATATTTGGATCTGCAACAGGAACGATGTCTATTCTATCATCAAAGTCTACTTGTTTAATGTTCCGTGCTCCACCGACCACGTCGTATGGATATTCTGGTGGTAGATATTGTGAAACTACTTTTGATAATAATTTAAATTCTTTTTTCATTCCTGCATATAATCTTTTATGAATAGCAGACATGACCCGTGATCCACGTTCCAATAATGCTATCGTTGTACCAACAGCAGCGGACTGATTACCATCACCCACTTGCATGTCAGCAATAGCCGCGAATCTCTGACCAGCACCAACTACAACACCCATCAACTGTAATAATGTTTGTGATGGTTCTTTGTATGGTAATGGAAAGAATGCCTCTCTCAGGTTACCACCTGGTGCGTCCACATCTTTGAACTCACCAGGTTGTATTGGTGATGCTTCGTCTCTGACTCTTACTCCTCTTTGTTTGAATCCCGCAGGTAAATTAGACAAGGTTCCTGCATCTAATAATTGACGTAAAGCAGCAGTCGCTGTTCTACTTAATCCGCCAATCATATGAATCAAACCGAAGCCATAAAATCCAAGTCCTGGAAGAAATTTAAAATGGACAAAGTATTGGATTTTACTTTTCTTTAGATCGTCAGGATTATAGTTTCTTCTAATAGATAATATTTTTCTACTAGCTTCTTCTACGGTGACTATGTAAGGAAGTTTAATTCCTGTTGGTTCACCTTCAGAATCAACTTCTTCAAATCCTTCAAGATCTAAATTTACATGACACTCTAAAATATTATACATTGGTTCTTGCTTACCAGTTTTTTTAGTGCCTTCTAATTCTCGTTCTTTTTTTTCTAATTCATTATTAGTATCTGTTCCTGGTGGCCCAAGTTCTATGTCAGAATAAAAACCATTGACTTGTTGTTTACGCAAATCATTTTCTGAAACTTTTATTGTGTGTATGATTGATTCTGCATCATCTAAAGAGTTTGCAGTGTAAGGTACAATTAAATCTTCTGCTGGTACAAATTTAGAAACAGCTCTTCCTAAAAGTTGATCGTAGTAAACTTTTTTAAATGTAGATCCTGCAAGTGGTAAGTGAAATAACATTGAATCAAACTCTGGCTCATACTCTTGCATTTGATCCATTAATAAATAATTCATGTAATCTTTTACACGTTGAGATTGTTGTTCAACAGGTGGACTTGTAATACCTACGATCTGTGTTCTAACAGGTCCTTCTGCAGGTAATAATTCTTTGTAAGCTTGTGCTTGAAACTGTGTAACTGCTTCAGCGAGAACTGGGTGAGTTGCACCAGATGCTCCTTGAAATGGTTCTGTTCTATTTTCATATTTAAATCCTAAAAGATCTAAACCTTGAATGTATCCTTGCTCCCAGTCTTTTCTGGAAGTTTTATAATCCATATAATTTTGCACCATCTCATTTCCAAGTGGATCTAAAATATCTTCTGGTAAAATGTCAGCAAGATTATCAAAATGGTTTTCTGTTCCAGGTATGTTGATTGCACCAGGTTCAAAATTTAATGTTGCTCCACCATCTTCTTCTGGTATCACCTCTACAGGTGGTTGTTCTACAATTTGTTCTTCTTTAACATCAACCTCTTCAGATGGTACTTCGACCTCGGTTCTTACCTGATTTGGAAGCGACTTGTCTATATCTGCCATTTAAATTTCTCCAATCCTATGTCTTAACTTGTTTTAACGGAACTTTCAACCCTTGAGGATTGGGACCTCTTTTTGGTGGTGGCCCTGATTTTACACCTCCTGATCCAAGTGGCTTGTCTATCATACCCCCATCTTTCATTCCTTCTGCTCTCATTTCAGCCAATACTAATTGTATCGCTGATAATTCTGACATTGCACCTAAATTATCAAACACACGTTTTTCAAAAATTTTTCTTTTTGCTGGGCTAAAATTTTTTGAATATTTATCTGTTAGTTCTGACATTAATAATAAGTCCTTTTCTTTTTTTCTTTGATCTCTTCTACATAATCTTCTGGATGATCAATCAAACCACCTTGTCTGAATCTCATGATCGCTTGTGTAGTTGAGTCAACCAAGTCATCGTGATCTCCATACGGAAAGGCAGCACACTCTTCAATCACTTCGTGAGCAAACTCTTCGTTAGGAGCCCATATCATACCAGATTCGAACAGAGGTGCAACAGCATTTACACGAGTGTGCTTGTCATTTCCACGATTAGGTGAAAAGTTGGTTACAGGTATATCCATTCTTCTTAGCTCGTGAGTTAATGGCAATCCACTTGCCTTCGACTCAATAATAACTGTTTCAGGCTGCCAGTATTTATATTGTTCTAGGGCTACCCGTCTTAGCTCTGGAAATTCATATCTTCCCTTAATTGCATCGAGTAGCATCAATTGTGCTTTTGAATCTTCATTAGGATACCACACCCCCCAAGTGGTAATAGCAGAGTAATCGGCTGTTTCTTTTTTCGTGAACGCTGTGTCGTATGATTGTATGATATGATAGATAGTTGGTATGTGTTCTTCTTCCCACATATTCCACCACTCACGTTTTAATATTGCACCTTCTTCACTAGTTGGATTTTGCATCCACTGTGCATTCCATTTTGCATTTGGCAAAACTGCTTTTACTTTTTCTAATTCTTGTTTACTCCAATACTCAGGCCACACTGGTTCGTTGTCCATGATCGCTGGAAATTCAACCACGTGCCACTTATCTGCTTTTGGTTCTGTTTGTGATTTAACTAACATAGCTGTTAAATCTTTTGTACTCCATCTTGTCATAACGACTACAATCTTACCACCAGGTTGTAAACGTTGACGAGCACCTGATGTATACCAGTCATATGCTTTTTCTAATAAGTCTCTAGACATTGCATCTTGCTCCGAGTGCGGGTCATCAATGATTAGAAGATCAGCTCCTCTTCCTGTTATTGCACCGCCAACACCAGCTGCGAAGTATTCACCACCATCAGATGTTTCCCATCGTCCAGCAGCTTTAGAATCTTCTTGAAGTTTTGTTTTAAATAATTGTTGATACTCTTCAGAGTCAATTAAATTTTTTGCTTTACGACCAAAACGAATTGCTAGTTCTGCCGTGTGGGTTGCTTGAATGATCTTTAATTTTGGCTCACGGCCCACCATCCATGCAGGTAACAAACACGATGCAAATTCTGATTTGGTATGTCTGGGTGGCATGTTAATGATTAATCTATTTATTTCACCTGACGCCAGTTCATTAAACTTATCTGCAATGTGCCTGTGGTGGGACCCCTCTACAAAATCTCGCCAAACATATTTTACAAAAGTTAAAAAATCTTTATTAACATTTTGTTTTATCTCGTCCTGCTTTTTAAGAGTCTTTGCTATCTTGTATTCTTCTTTGACTAGCTTCGGTAATTTATTTTCATCTATTTTAATAGTTTCTTTCATATGGTACCAAAAGTATTTTTAACTGGTACGGCTGTATAAATCAAGCATATATATACATACATTAGGATCCCTATCTATAAAAAAAGGGGGTGGGGGCTTTGCCACTTTCGATTTTTGGTGTCGAGTTGGTACCTCTATTAGATTA